ATTTTTTCCTTCGCCTAAATTTTTAAGTCTAGAAACTGCTTCATTAAATCTATTTTGATAATTTGTTAGTACATCTGGTTCACCTTTCATAAAGGTATAAGCTTCTACTAAAGAACCATATAATAAACAATCTGATGCATTTGTTCCTAACCAACTAGTTCCATCTGCAGATGTTGTAATTGATGTTGGAGTATATTCATAGTGTAACTCTACTGTAAGATTACTATTAGGTGTAGGAGCTACAATAAAACTATCTTCATCAAATCTTGCATAATATTTAGGAATACCTGTTGATGTGCTATCAGGATATGCTTCTCTTATAAAAGCTACATCTTTATATAACAAATATTCATAACCACTATTGTCTACTGCTAAAGTATGAGATGCTAGAAAATCAGTAGGACAAGATAAATATTGATTACCATTAGTCAAAGTACCAGATACATTTTTTCTAAAAAAAGGTAATGAAACTAATTTTTGTATTCTATCTTCAGTAGTAACTATAAAATCATCTAAATTATTATTAAATGTAGTTTCAGTATTATTTGTATAATCCTGTATTGCTGTTTTTAATGTTGTATATGTCCAAGCCATTATTCTGTACTCACTGTTACTGTTCCTACTTCAGCACTAGATAATATTCCTGTACCTGCAACTGGATTAAATCCATAGTAAGAAGTTGATTCTTTTCTACCTCTGTCTGGTCTTGGATTAAATAATGATTCATTGTCTGATGTATCAAGCTCACCTAGTTTATATTGAGGATGGTCAACATCAAAACAACTATTACATACTCTTAATCCATTACGAATACTATCTTGTATTTCGTATTGTAAATCGTTTAGCTTATAAGTAAAACCACATCTATCACAATCACCTAAAGCTTTCTTTCCTGCAGCATACATTATCTATAAGCTTGCATATCAGGTACGAACTTAACAGATGCTCTTTCTCTATCAGCATCACTTACATCATTCCAAAGTTCATCATACCTTTGTTTAATCATTGGAACTCTATTTTGTGCTTCTGGCATTTTGCAAGCTAAGTTATAAGCTAATGCATATGTTAAGCATGGAAGATATCTACTAGGTACATCAGCATTATTACTTGCTACTGCACCAGCATCATCTAATCTTTTAATATAATCATATACCAAAGTATAAGTTTCAGCAGAATCAGGAGTTGCCCATAAAACAATTTTATTAGAGCTAGTGCCCTTATCTACATAGAACTGTGTTGGTTTAGATTGCAGCAGTTTGCTAGCTTGATGATTATATTGAGTTCTAGATATTCTATTTAATCTTTGGTCAAATTGATTTGAAGTATTACCTGCATCAGTTCTTATAAAAGCATCAACTACTTCTAATGCACTTGATTCAATAGTATAGCTATTTGTGCCAGCAACTAAAGTTGTAGAAGCTTGTTCTATTGTCCACAGGTTTAATCCTTTATTTTGCCATTCTAAAAATATAAGATTTAATGCTCTTTTAGCACCTTTATAGTCATAGCCTGAACGAAGCTCACTACCGCACAAATCATAGGCTTCTTCCATGATATCAGCTAAATCTAATGTAAATGCTGTTGTTCCACTTGTTGCCATTATTTATTCCTAATTAACACTTCCACCTTCTACGAGCCTGTCTAATTCTTGAATTAGGGTCGTTTCTAGTTTTAGCTGAACTATTTTTTAATTGTCCTGCTGACCTTGCACAATAAGATTTTCTGCGTTTAGCAGCTTTACTACCTTTCTTTACTTTACCTGTAACTGCTGTTTTTAACTTAGAGCCAGGGTTTAATCTTCTATAAGCTTTAACCCCAGCTTTAGTCATACCAGCACCAGATTTAGTAGAACGAAAGTTCTTCTTATTTCTAGCAGGCATTGAAGCCTGTTTTCTTATTGGCATAATATTTAATTAATATCTTTTTGTTGTACCTTCGGCTTTTTCTCGTAAAGTTGCTTTATTTTCTTTTACAAACTTTTTTAATTCACGTTTAGCTTTCCAGTAAGGTATATTTTTACCTGAACCTATAGCACCTCTAGGTCCTTGAGCAGTTCGACCTCCTAAAACACTTGTTTTGTCTCTTTCTTCTTTAGCAACAATAACATTATGTTTTAGTCTTTTATATTCTGGGTCGTTGTCAATTTTAGTGTTGCCACCAGTTTCAAAGTTTTTTCTAGCTTTCATTATGATTTTCCTCCTTTAGCCATACCTTTAGACCTTTTCTTTTTCATAGCTGGTTCACTAGTATTGCCGCCACCAAACATTCTTTTTACATAATCTTTGTGTTGTTCGACTTTAGAAGCTTTACCAACTTCTACCATGCCAGTTTTACCGCCATTAGACATATATTTAGATTTTTTCATAATAAGTACCTTTATTTTTTAGCTACAGTTTTTTTCTTAGCTGTAGTTTTTTTAGTTGTTTTTTTCTTAGTTGGCTTCTTGCCGCCAACATAAGCTTCATTAACATCTGGAGTAGATGGGTCATCAGCAACAAGCTGACCTTTGTCATTTCTTGCTCTTTCACCATTCATCTCAGCACATTTACGTTCTGCATCTTCTAAGTCTGGGTCTGGACCAAATATAGGTCTATAGATTCCATCCTCATCTAATTTTAAAACTTTATATTGTGCTGGAAATTCACCAGTTTCTGATATTACATAATTTTTATTAGCCATAATTAATTCCTATTAGTCAGAATATACTTTAACCATTTCTAAAGTAATAGAGTAAGTATCTCCTGAAGAGTGTCCTTTAGTAGTAAATAAGATGTCTCCTGTTTTACCACTACCTGTGTTATTTGGTAAACCACCAAAGTCTTTAAAATCCATATGTCCATTACTACTCTCAGCAAGCTCTACTAATAAAACATTAGCAGTAGCATCTAAAAATAATTGAACAGACATACCTACGATAGCATGGCTAATTCGCATAACTCTAACTTCTGAACAGGCTACACCTGCTGCATTAGAAGCCAAAGCAGATACATCTACCTTGGCTACTGCGGATTCTCCTGTGCCATCGCTGACATTTGTAAACTTCATAACACAATTTCTTTCACCATCAATTATGGTTTGTGTTGTTACTGCATCAGCCATAAGTTACTCCTATTAAGCGTCAGCAAATGGAGTTACTAAAGTGCCTGAACCTAAAATGATTCCTTCTACTGCGTATTTAGCACTACCTACTGCAGTTACTTTAATAATACTACCTGCTAATCCACCTTTAGTTGAGCCATTTAATGTAATGACATCATTAGATGCACCAGAAATAAAAGTTTTACCTGTTGCATCAGTAACACCAGTATATAAACCGCCTACGAATTTATCTGTACCATCTGTAAGAATATCCATATCGGTAGCTGCTGTTTCTACTACAAAAGTAAAAGTAGCTCCTAAATTGTTTGTTTGATTTGGGTCGCTATCTTCACCTGGAGTTGTTGCTACTATGCTTGGTAAAGTAAATTTACCATCAGCATCATTACAGGTTAATATTTTACCTGCATGAGCTGCTACTGTTAGTGAAGTATCTGCAGTTAAACTAACTACGTTAGCGTTACCTGCTGAAATGAATCCTGCTAAAGATTGTATTGGACCTGAAAATGTCGTCTTTGCCATAATTTCCTCCTGGGAAATAGGTTCTACTGTCTTGGCTTGTCTGCTAGGTCAGTCTGTAGAACAAGTTAATAATCCTAGATTTAATAATATAACACAAAAAAAAGGGGAGCGTATGCTCCCCTTAACAGTTCTTACGAACTACCTGGCGAACCAAAGATACCTAGTGGGTCAGATACACCGAAAGAATATCTTTCTCTCGCTTTATATCTAACATTACCAGTATCGAAGTCTCCATCCATAGTAGTAGTCATAGGAGCTCTAACAAAATGCTTCATTCCATCTGGAACATCAGTAGTGATAAAGAAAGCATTAGTATCAGTTAAATAATGATTAACTGAATAACCTTCTGGAATCACTCCATTAGTTTTCACTGCATTTATGTCATTGTCAGCAGTTCCTACTCTGTAGTCACTTTGTAACAATCTAGTTGCTACAAACTGCAAGTCAGAAGGAATAATAAGCTTCCTAGCTTTTGCTGCAATTTTTAGACCTCTTTCATCAGTCCATTTGCCGATTTGGATGATTGCATCTTCTAAAGATGTTTCATTTAAATCTGCTCCTGTTGATGGTCTATTACTATTGGTGCCACCATTTACAAGTGGGTGAGCTGTGCTGAATAAAGCAACACCATCACCTGAAGAAAAGGCAGTTGAGAATCCATTGTTTAATGGATAAGCTGCTTTAACTTGTTTTGTATATGACATTGCACGAGCTAATGCTTTAGTATATCTAGCTGATACAGATACATAGAGGTTATCCTCCATGGCTTCTTCTGTAATGCTGAATCCTAAACCAATAGTTTCATGCGTATATCTAGCGACAAAAGATTCTTGTGCAGTATCATAATTGATAGCTGAACCTTCATCTTTGACTGGAGCTGCTCCAAAACCAGATAACTTCAATTCTTCTTCAAAACTTCTTTCAGAATTTTCAGTTACATAGATTTCTTCGTGCTCGTTTTCATAACGATTATATTCTTCACCGAATAATGCGTTAAGACCAGGTAAGAGTTGTTTTAACTCGTTAGCTCTTGAAATAGCTGCCATAATTTACTCCTTAACCTATACCTGTTGTATTTAACAACTGGTGTCCAACATTAAACATTACTAGTACATCAGTATAACTATCACCAACTTCACTATCTGGTCCATCTACAAAGTCAACGACTTTAAGTGGTAGTGTGTTGGTGGTATTTGCTGTACTACCATCGACTGCGTTTTTACTTGTACCTATTGCTGTACTTCCTGCAGTTTGCACAACAGCACAGTTCTTGCCAAGGTCGTCTTGTCCAAGAGATTCGTCTGATTGCATTTGCATTAATACGAAAGGGTCAGTAGCAACATACGCAACAATATCATCCGCAGCAGTTGATGCTGGGAAATATTGATTTGGTGTGAATTGCCCTGTAGAAGGGTCAGTGTAAGCACATCCAAGGAAAACACCAATAGGTGTTAAAGTTGCAGTACCAGTATCTTTTTGGATAGTGGTATTAGGGTTATCGTCACCCCACTTTACGAAATCACCAAAGAATATGGATGTACCATATGCATTTTTAATTTTGTAATGTGTAACTTTACCTTGATAAGGGCTTCCAACAACAGTTCCGCAAGGTCTTGCTCCCATGGGAGTTGCACTTGATGACATAATTGTCTCCTTATAAAATAATTATAAAATAAGAAACTATGAATCTTTACCAAATGTTGTTCGTGATTTTCTTTCAAAAACTTGTTTGGTAGCCATTCTAGAATCTTGGTCTTTAAAATATGTGTTATCTACCGATTCCAGTTGAGACTCTGCTAAATTATTAAAGTATTCATCTCTAGCTTTCGCTTTTTCTTCTGGCATCTTACATAACAGTTGCCCACCAATTTCAACATTACCTTTAACTGACCACTCTGAATTATGGTCCATCATATGAATTTGTAGTTCTGGATGGTCCTCTAATCTACAGGGTTGCCATCCTTCTCTAAATTTTCTAGACACATTAGGATTATCAGATTGACCTAAAAGGCTTGTTCTAATATACCTAAATATCCATCCTTTTTGAGGTGTCGGATTGGGTAAGTTTGATGGGTTTTCCCAGCTTTGTATACGCTGGCTAGCCTCTCGGCTTTCTATTTCCCTAGGGGTACGCTCTTGTGCTTGCTCTTCGCTAGCAGTATTAAGTTCTTTATTATCTTTATCAGACATATTAAGACTCCTTTAATAGTTGGTTTGCATACTGCTCTGGAGTTATATTAAGACGCTTTGCGAGGGCGACTTGACTCTGAGTCAGATGGATTTTGCGAGGTGGTTTACCGCTATTCCTCGTGGCGGGTGCAACAGGATTCATTACCTGTCGTTTTGGGGTATCTTCAACTACTTCTGTTTGACTAGAAGCTACATTTTGGACACCGAAAAAATTTGGATATTCATTATGCATATACTTATCTACTTCTGCATAATATTGTTGAGAATCTTTTTCAGGTAATATACCTTGATTACGAAGTCTCTTATCAATAGTTAAAGCATAAGAGGTCATTTCTTGGTGTTCTGGTACTGTACTCATAAACCAAGGATTTTTGTTTGACCAATTATCCATGTCTGGGTCAGATTGTTTTTGAATCTGAGGCTGTTCTTGTACTGGCTCTACATATTGTGATGCTATTTGTTGTTGCATCTGTTGTGCATAAGTGCCAGCTTGTTGTTCAGCTAAAGTTGCTTGTGCTAATTCTGCTTGAGCACCAGCCATTACATCAGCATCACCTTCTTCATATGCTTTTTTAAATTTTTGTTGTGCGTTATATTTTGCCCATTG